AACAAATCTTTCACCGAGCATTGCCTTATCATTGGGCTCGTTTCAGCCCGTGCTGATCTCACCTACCAGCAAGGTCTCAACCGGATGTTCAGCCGGTCGACTCGGTGGGATTATTACTGGCCTGCTCTTTCCCACATCGGAGAACAAGCTGTTCTGAACAAGGAGATCTACCTCGACGGGACGTCTACCGACGACGAAGTATTCGGTTATCAGGAACGCTTTGCAGAGTACCGCTACAAACCGTCTCTCATCACCGGCCAGATGCGAAGTAACTTCGCCCAAAGCCTCGACACTTGGCACCTGTCACAAGAGTTCGGTTCTTTACCGGCTCTCAACTCGTCTTTTATCGAAGAAGACCCGCCCATTGATCGGATTATTGCGGTTCCTGAATACCCGCATTTCATCATGGACACCCACATGGAACTTGTCTGTGCTCGGCCGATGCCGATGTACGCTGTCCCCGGCATGATTGACCACTTCTGATGGGACTTCTTTCTAGCATCGGAGGTTTCCTCAAAACCGGTTTAAAAACCGTTGGCGGCTTCCTCGGCAACAATCTCGGGTCCATCGTAAGTGGAGCTGGCACGATCTACGGCCAACAACAGGCCAACCAAGCCAATCGTGAAATTTCGCGCGAGCAAATGGCGTTCCAAGAGCGGATGAGCAATACCGCTTATCAACGTGCAATGAACGACATGAGGCGTTCAGGACTGAACCCTATGCTCGCCTACAAACAAGGCGGTTCCTCCTCACCGGGAGGTGCCGGTATTCCAATGCAAAACGTCGCCGCGGGACTTCCCGCGGCGATCTCGTCCGCGGTTCAGGCAAAAAAAGCGCCTTTTGAAATCGCAAAAATGGAAACCGACGCGGCTCTAGCAAAAGCAAACGCCGCTGTTAGCCAAGAGCGCGTCAATACAGAAAAGGCTGTCCAAGCGGCGCAATATGCTTCCGCCAAAAACTCGAAGGCCCTAGCCGGCTTGAATCTCGAAAAAATGAAAACCCAGCACGCTCTCACCCAGCAAGAGATCGTGCGCATTGAAACTGCTGTCGCCGAATTGGGCATCAAAGACTCGGAATTCACTTCCGCGCAAGCTCGCGCACTTCGCGCGGCGATCGATGCTCGCATTACAGACAGCGGAGTAGGAGAAACTTTACAATGGTTGGAAAGACTCAAGGAAACGATCAACCCGTTCGAACTGTCTCGACTGAAATCGATGGCCCGATAATCCGGAAATGGTTCGACCGTTTTCCGGTGCAAAAGCACACCATCGGCGACAGCCTCACCTCTCAATCGCATAAGGAAGAATGCGATATAAACTCCATCCTCAAGCGCTGGGAACGGACCGGCGTGCTCGAGCACGCTCAACGGTTCGAGGGGCACTACGGCGACTTTACGTCGATCCCCGACTTCCACCAGGCGCAAAACGCTATCATCCAAGCTCGCGAGATGTTCATGACCCTTCCGGCTAAAACCCGGAAGCGCTTCGGCAACGATCCGGGGGAATTCCTCGACTTCGTTTCGGACCCTGAAAACAAAGCGGCAATGCAGGACATGGGCCTATTAGAGCCGGAGGCGGTCATAGAGGCCCCCCTAGCTCCAGCCGCACCCAAGGTCCAAAAAGAAGGGAACCCCCCGTCAGAAGCTCCCTGAAGTTATTGAACAGGTTCATTTCGGCATGAACCTATCGAGCAGTCGCGCGGCCAACAGGCCGCGCCATAAAAAAAATGAAAATTAACCGTTAAACGGGAATTTTCTCAACAAAACACAGTCTCCTTCTTGTTATAACTGTGTTAGGTGACACCAATAAGGAAAGGTCACAAAATGAAAAAACGTATGAAACTCTCAAGCAAGTCATCCCGGCGCCGATTTAAAAAAGGCGCAAAAGTCAAAGCGCGCAATTATTCAGGCTCCCCGATGCGCGGTGGCATTAGGTTGTGATGCCATGCTACTCGCCACTCGAAGGGTATCGCACTCCGGTCGGCGGGTTTACTCTCCGCCGCCGGGACGGCCACATCGACATGCCAATGAGTGTCTCCTGTGGCCAATGCATTGGGTGCAGGCTGGAAAGGTCTCGTCAATGGGCGGTTCGTTGTATGCACGAAGCGTCCCTGAACCTCTCTAACTCCTTCATCACTCTCACGTATAATGATGAAAACCTGCCTCCCGGTGGCACCTTAAATCGCAAACATTTTCAGGACTTCATGAAACGTTTGCGGAAAAAAAACCCCAACGTCCGCGTCTTCTACTGCGGCGAATACGGCGACCAACTGGGTCGACCACACTACCATGCGTTGCTCTTCGGTAAGACGTTCGAAGACCGTCGCTTGTTCAAAAAAATACGCGGGCATCCGCAATACTCGAGCGACCAGCTCACGGACTTTTGGGGAAAAGGACACGCCACGTTCGGAGAAGTAACATTTCAATCGGCTGCGTATGTCTCTCGCTATGTGACCAAAAAGGTCACCGGCGAGGAAGCCGAAGATCACTACACGAAAACCGACATCGATGGCGTTGTTCACTACCTCCAGCCCGAATTCGTCGGCATGTCTCTGAAACCCGGAATCGGTCAACCGTGGTTAGAAAAATGGTATCAAGATATCTACCGGCATGATCGTATTATCATGAACGGTAAAGCTATGGGCATTCCTCGAGCGTACGATCTGATGCTTGAAAAAATCGATCCGGAGCTGCTGCGCAAGGTCCGGCAGAGACGCCTTACGAAAGCCACTAACAAGGCCCTAGAAGAAAGGAAGAACCCCTCAAAACAACCCAAAAACAGCTTCAATAAGTTCCGCGCCCAAGACAAAAACGCGCGGGCACAAATGTTCAAAAGGAACCTCGATCAATGAAAATTTACACAATCCACGACAGAGTGGCGAAATGCTATCTGCCTCTCTTTCTCGCTCGGAACGACGACGAAGCAACTCGGATGTGGATAGTCAGCCTTCCTGAAATGTTCCGTCTTCAGGATTATTCGCTCTACTCAATCGGCACCTTCGATGATGAGCACGGCGAGATCTCCGGCTTCGTCAAAGAACTCGTCGCCCACGGCGACGCTGTCGAAGTGGACTCAATCCGGAGAGCTGTCCAATGAAAAGCGTTATGAACCACGACTTCGCTCGTGCACCCTCGGCCGACATTCCTCGTTCCAGCTTCAATCGTAGCTGCGGCCACAAAACCACCTTCGATGCCGGATTGTTGATCCCAATCTACCTCGATGAGGCGCTCCCGGGTGACACGTTCAATGCGAAAATGACGCTATTCGGGCGTCTCGCAACGCCCCTCCACCCGTACATGGACAACATTTACATGGACACTCACTTTTTCGCTGTCCCCTACAGGCTTGTCTGGGAGAACTGGGAGCGCTTCAACGGTGCTCAAGACAATCCAGCTGACAGCACAGACTACCTTGTACCCGAAATGACATCCCCCGGAGGCGGTTATGCTAACTCGAGCATTCACGATTATTTTGGGTTGCCTACTGGCGTGGCTGGTTTTTCTCATAATAGCCTCTTTCACCGTGCTTATAATCTCGTCTGGAACGAATGGTTCCGAGACCAGAATCTTCAAGACTCTGTCACCGTCCCACTGGGTGACGGACCGGACACCCCCGGTGACTTCACTTTATTAAGAAGAGGTAAACGACATGACTATTTTACTTCGGCTCTTCCGTGGCCTCAAAAGGGCCCTTCGGTATCTCTTCCGCTCGGTACAGTTGCCCCCGTCAAAACATACGACGACGGTAGTTATTCTAACCTCCAGCCAAACGTCGCTGCCACTCTTTGGGCTTCCAACGGATTCAGCAACGTCCAAGCCGGGACGGATTACATGGCAACAGACCTCAGCGACGCAACGGCAGCGACGATCAACCAGCTCCGCCAAGCCTTTCAAATCCAGAAACTGTACGAGCGGGATGCTCGTGGCGGCACAAGGTACATCGAGCTTCTTAAAGCTCACTTTGGGGTCACTAGCCCAGATGCACGACTGCAACGCCCGGAATATTTGGGCGGCCAATCAACCCCGATCGGCGTCAATACTGTTCCTCAAACGTCCAGCACCGACACCACCTCACCACAGGGTAATCTCGCGGCCTACGGCACCATCGGAATGAATGCCCACGGCTTTAACAAATCTTTCACCGAGCATTGCCTTATCATTGGGCTCGTTTCAGCCCGTGCTGATCTCACCTACCAGCAAGGTCTCAACCGGATGTTCAGCCGGTCG